CCGCGCCGATCTGGAACGCGCACACTATGGAGCCGTCTACAACCGCTTTGCTCCAGACAGCCCCGAATATTTCCAGTTCATCGAGACCGAACTCGGCTACCGCCAGCGCGAGGAACGGCAGGAACAGCGTCCGGAGCCCGTCGCACGCACTGTTCCCGCTCCTGCGGCTCCTGTGAGCCGGGGAGGGGCATCGGAAGCGTCAAGCGCCCGTACCAACACCGTGCGGCTTACCTCGGCGGAAGTCGAAGCGGCGCGCATCTCCGGGCTGTCCAATGCGGAATACGCTGCTCAAAAGCTTGCTCTTGAACGTGAAGGCAAAAGGACCACTCACTGATGGATATGGAAATCGAACAGGAACCGAAGCGCGGCCCCGGCAGGCCGAAGATGCTCCGCTCCGAAGCTCCGCACAGCGAAGGCATTCGCTCCGAAGCGCCGCGCAAGCGCGTCAGGAAGCACAAGGGCGGCCAGTATCACGACAAGTTCTATGTCGATCCGGCTACGATCCCGGAAGGGTCATCCTACGAATGGAAGACGCATTCGGTCTACAACAAGGTCGATCCGGGCTACCAGATTCAGCTCCGCGAACAGGGCTGGGAACCAGTCGATCCGCGCCGGCATCCGGAACTGATCGCGGAGGGACACAAAGGTCCGATCATCCGAGATGGCCTGATGCTTTGCGAAAGACCCATCGAGCTCACCCGCGAGGCGATGGAGGAAGACAACCACGCTGCACGGGCGGCCGTCAGGGCGAAGGAGCAACAGATGCACGGCACGCCGGATGGTCACCTTCCGCGCATGTCCCCACAAATCAGCAAATCTTATGAGTCGATGCCTATTGACGATTGAAATCGATAGGTCTATGACATGATTCATCGAGCGGAGTTCCGGGCCGGAACTCCTAACCCGAGCCAAAGCCACCGGGCCGGTGGGGATGCTCTTATCCCTGATCGGAGTTGGCTATGGCCAATACGTTTGCTCCCTTCGGATTCGCACAGTACAAGGGCACCGGCTCTGCACCGACCTATGAATTGGTCGAGCGCTCCATCGGTCTCTCGGCTGGCGCAATCTATTCCGGCGATCCGGTAACGTCGCAGTCTGACGGCACCATCGCGCAGTCCTCGCCCGGCACCACGCAGATCGCCGGCATCTTCTACGGCTGCGAATACATTTCCGCCACGCTCAATCGCGCTGTCTGGTCGCCCTACTGGCCCGGCTCCGGTTCGGCTTTGGCGAACACCACGGTCAAGGCCTACATCGTCAACGACCCGAATGCGCAGTTCCTCTGCCAGTCGGGCAATGCCGGCTCGCCGGTTGCGCTGACCGATGTTGGTGCCAACATCCAGTTCGCCATCGGCACGGGCAATGCCCTCACCGGTCTTTCCGGCGCCTATGCGAACCAGGCTGTGATCAGCCCCTCCACCACGACGCTGCCGTTCCGCATCGTCAGTCTCGTCACCAACCCTCCCGGCTCGAACGGCACGGATACGGCGTCGAACGGCAACTTCATTGTTGTCGCGTTCAACAACGTCGATACCCGCGTTCTGACCGGCCAGTAAGAGAGGAGGCTAGATCATGGCTGTCAATCTCGCATCGATCCGCGACCTTCTCCTTCCGGGCCTGCGCGGCGTGGTCGGCAAGTACGACCAGATTCCGCGCCGCTGGGACAAGGTCTTTCAGTCCGGCAAGTCGAACATGGCACTGGAGCGTACCGCTTCCATGGCCTACCTCGGTTACGCCCGGCTGAAGACCGAAGGCGGCCAGACCGCTTTCGACAACCAGGCCGGCGAGCGCTACCTGTACAACCAGGAGCACATGGAAATCGGCCTCGGCTACTCGTTGACCCGCAAGATGATCGACGACAACCTCTACAAGGCGCAGTTCCAGCCGTCGAACCTCGGTCTTCAGCAGTCCTTTGCCCAGACCAAGGAAATCTACGCCGCAAACGTGCTCAACACCGGCACGACCTACAATCCGGCGATTGCCGGTGATGGCGTGGCGCTGTTCTCGACGGCGCATCCCATCGACGGCAGCACGGTGGCCAACACCCCGAGCGTCCAGGTGGACCTGAACGAGGCATCGCTCCTCAATGCGATGACCACGATCCCGGTCACCTTCCTGGACAACCGTGGTTTGAAGACGTTCTCGCAGGCCCGCAAGCTGGTGGTGCCGACTGCCCTTGAGCCGGTGGCGATCCGCCTGACCAAGACGGAACTTCGCCCGGGCACTGCTGACAACGATGTCAATGCGATCCTCTCCACCTATGGCGGTCTCCGCGACGGCTATATCCAGTGGGAGTTCCTGACCTCGAACTTCGCGTGGTTCGTGCTCACCAACCAGGATGGCTTGCTGTATCTCGACCGCGTTCCCTTCGAGATGGATATGCAGGTGGATTTCACCACGGACAACCTGCTGGTCAAGGGCTACGAGCGTTACAGCTTCGGCTATTTCGACTGGCGCGCCATCTGGGGCTCGTTCCCGACCTCGTAAGGAGAGAGACCCATGGGCACTACAGCCTTCAGCGGTCCTGTCGGGACCTTCACGCATCAGCCGGACGGGACCTCGTCCGGCTACTCCGACCTCGGCCTTGCGGTTCTGGGACAGGTTACCATCCTGAACCAGAACAGCACGACTGCGGTCACCAATATCCTGTATTTGCCGGCCAATGCGCAGATTCTCGATTTCCTGATCGACAACCTGACGCAATGGGACAGCGCGACCTCGGCCACGCTGACGATCGGCACGGCCGCTGCGGGAACGCAGTATGTCGGTTCGATCAACGCCAAGACGGCGGGCCGGCAGGCTCCGAGCTATTCCTCGGCGCAGCTTACCGCCATGAATAACATCGGTGCCAATGTCGCCGTGTACATCACTGTCACCGTGGTGGGCGCCACGACTGCCGGCTCTACCGCAGTCACCGTTCGCTACATCCAGAACTAGGAGACGATGCCATGAAGTCGAAGATGAAGTGCCGCGCTTCGGGCGGTGTCGTTCCGAAGGATGAGAAGCCGAAGACGGTCTATGCCGGGGCGGGCTCGAACGTCGTGAAAGAGGCTGACGAGCGCAAGCGTGGCGGCCGTGTGAAGAAGGAAGCAGGCAAGGTCGAGGGCAAGATGTCCAGGATGCGCCTTGACCGTCCGGGCCGCAAGTCCGGCGGCCGTGTCGGCGCGGAACGTTCGCCGCTTTCCGAGGCCGCGAAGATGTCGAACCGCTCCGATAGCAAGGAGAGTGAGTGAGTACGCCAAGGGCGGCGAGGTAAAGGATCGCTGGATCGCCGGTGCAGTTCGCCACAAAGGCGCGTTGCACCGGGAACTCGGCATCCCTTCCGGGGACAAGATACCGGAAGCCAAACTGAACAAGGCGGCTCATTCCGACAATCCGAAACTGGCGAAGCGAGCGCGTCTCGCGAAGACGCTCAAATCGTTCCACTGACGGAGGCTTCGGCCTCCGTTTTTCATAGGGATTTTGCCATATGGCGATGAACCCGGTAAGTCGCGATTATCCATCCAACGCGACCGGCGCACAGACACCGATCGGTCTCGACTGGCGTGATGCGCCGAACGGCGTGACGTACCAGATCGTCTTCAATTCCGGTGCGTCGGGCAGCGTCACCATCGATACGACTCTGGATAACGTCAACGACGCCAGCATCACGCCGGTCTGGACATCCTCCACTGCGATCACATCGACCACCATAGGCTTTCTCGGCTCTCCATTCCAGTTTATCCGCGTCACCATCACGTCGCTTTCGGGCGGAACGCTGACGTTCAAGGTGCTGGAGGGTGCGCCGGACGGAGGGGGAGATTCCGGTTCTGGCGGCGGCGGTGGAGGCGGTGGTGGAGGTGGCGTCTCCGGATCGCTCGTTACTGGCCAGTACAAGGTGACGGCTTCGGCTGCACAGATCAAGCCTTCTGGCGGCGCCCTCGTGAACGGCGTCGTCATCACGGCCAAGATCGGCAATACGGGAACCGTGTTCCTCGGCGGTTCCGGCGTCACCACGACCTATGACGGGACGGGGAATGGCTTTGCATTGGCTCCCGGCTCATCGGCGTCGTTCCCGGTGAACAATCTCAATCTGATCTATGCGATCGGCACGGCGAATGACGTGATTTCGTGGGAGGGCAACTGATGGCTCTTCCGCAGGCATGGGCACCCCCGCCATCGGTCCTGCTTTCGATGGCGAATACGTGGACGGCGACGCAGACATTCTCACCGGCAGCCAACACGAATGCGATTGCTGTCACGGGATTTTCGCTTACGGGTTCAGATGCGCACGCTCTGATCGATCTGGCGGGAAGCTGGAATACCACGGGGACGCCATCCGCGATCAATCTCAATGTGACGGATACGGCATCGAATGCCGCCTCTTTGTTTTTCAATGGACAGATAGCATCCGTCCCGATGGTTCAGATCGATAAGGCGGGGAGGTATTTCACCTATAATCTATGGACCTCATCGGGCGCCAATTACGAGCGTGGCGTCGTGGCGTGGAACTCGGGTGCCTTTGAGATCGGCACCGAAAGTGTGGGGACCGGAGCGACCCGGACTATCAGGATCAAGGCCACAAACACGATTCGGCTGGCCTCTGGCGGGTCGGATATGTTTACTATTGATTTCGGCCAAAAATCGCTGCTTCCGTTCACTGATGCGGCTTATGATATCGGTACGGCAAGCGCTCGCATCCGGGACGGGCGGTTCTCCAGGGACATCTATTTTGCCGGCGGCACACAAGCGATGCTCCGCGCGGCATCGGCCGTCACTTCCGGAGCTGGCGCTGCGACGGGGACGCTGACCAACGCGCCGACAGCCGGCAATCCGACAAAATGGATTCCGTTCAACGACGCCGGCACGACAAGGTATATCCCGGCATGGT